ATATCTAATAATAAATATATATTTAAAATGTTTTATATATATATTATAATATGGAAATAGCAGTCCCATTAATAGCATTAGGTGGTATGTATATAGTCTCAAATCAATCAAATGAAAGTTGTAATGATAAAGAAATAAGAAAGTCTACCAGACAAGAAAAATTCACAAACATGGGGATTAGAACCAATTTAGCTACAAATACTAGTAATTATTTACCAAATACAAATATTCCTCCTCAAAATTATCCTGTTAGTAATATAAATGAACTAGTTGATACAATTCAAAAATATCCAAATCCAAATACTGCAACAGATAAGTATTTTAATCAAAATTTATATCAACAAAAAGAAAGAAATCATGTATCTGTAGGACAAAACCCGCAAGAAATTTATTCTTTAACAGGCAACTATTTAAATTCTGATCAATTTAAACATAATAATATGATACCATTTAATGGTGGAAAAGTAAAAGGACGAACATATGATATAGATATTAATGAATCAGTTTTGGATAACATGATTGGTTCTGGATCGCAAACTACCAAAAAAGTTGAACAAGCACCTCTATTCAAACCAGAAGATAATATGCAGTGGGCATATGGAATGCCTAATCAAAGTGATTTCTATCAATCACGTGTAAATCCAGGAATGAAAAATAATAATACAAAGCCTTTTGACAGCATTATGGTTGGTCCAGGATTAGACAAAGGATATGGAATAGATGGTAATAATGGTTTTAATTCCGGTATGGAAGCACGTGATAAATGGTTACCGAAAACAATTGATGAATTAAGAGTAGATACCAATCCTAAATTGGAATATGAATTATCTAATCATGAAGGACCTGCTTATTCATATATTAAAACCGCACCTACTACTGCAATGCTTGGTAGAGTTGAGAAACAACGTCCTGATACTTTTTTTATTAATAGTCAAGATCGTTGGTTTACTACTACTGGAGCAGAAAAAGGTGAGACACTAAGACCTATTCAAGAGATGGGAGTGATTCGTCGTAATGACATTGCTAGTGAATATATGGGTCCTGCTGGTTCTGTAGATATTAAGGCAGGACATGCACCAGAAAATTTTGAAAAAAGTAGACGTCTTCAATTGCCGTGTGTAGATGTAAATCCTGCAAGTGCTATAGGTAAAGGGCCTACTAATGGTGGTGATAATTTTGCAAAAAGTTATACTAATTATGAAAATAATAGAACAACAATGAAACAATCTGAAATATTTGGTACAGGATTTAGTGGTGCTATTGGTGCAGTTATTGCACCTATTATGGATGTTTTTAGACCCACACGCAAAAGCGAAACAATTCAAAATCTTCGTGTTTATGGTGAGGCTACCTCGTCAGTACCTAAAGGTTATGTTTATAATCCTCAAGATGCCACACCTACAACCAATAAAGAAACCACATTATATGCTCCAAATTTTTACATAAATAATCAAAAAGAAAGTTTATATGTGAATAATTATACTGCTCCTGATTCAACACAAAGAGAGACAACAACTTGTGAATATTATACAGCCGCCGGTGGATATTCTACTGGTTATGGTGATATGAATTATAATGCAGCTTATAATCAACATAATAATGATATAAAATCGCAAACTATTATAAATAGACCTAATCCTGGAGGGACACAAGTATTTAATCAACAAATGCATTTGAGTACTATTAAAAGTGATCAAGACCGATTAGACGGTAGATACAATCCAGCATATTCTAGAATAAGCGGTATAGCTCCCTCTCTACAAACTCACGGTGCTATACGTGCACCACAATATTATAACGAATGCGCAGGTTGTGACCGCATTCAACCAGAAATTCTTTCAGCTTTCAGAAACAATCCTTATACACATTCTTTGACGAATACGGTTTAAAAATATGAATTACGTTATATTAAAATATAAAAACACTTTGTATTTTAATATAGTCTCTCAATGTCATTAAATATACATGAAAATATAAAAGAAAAATTAAATTACTTTCATGAGTTGCATAAAATACCTAATATTTTATTTCATGGACCTTCAGGTAGTGGAAAAAGAACTATTGTAAATGAGTTTATTCATAAAATTTATGACAATAATCGTGAAAAAATAAAATCATTTGTTATGTATGTGAATTGTTCGCATGGAAAAGGTATTAAATTTATTAGGGAAGAACTTAAATTCTTTGCAAAAACACATATTCATTCAAATGGTGGAAATATTTTTAAAAGTATTGTACTTTTAAATGCTGATAAGTTAACAATGGATGCGCAATCCGCATTACGTAGATGTATTGAATTATTTAGTCATAATACACGTTTTTTTATTATTGCTGAAGACAAATATAATTTAATGAAGCCAATTTTATCCCGTTTTTGTGAAATTTATGTACCAGAACCTATATTAAATGGTTTAATTATTAATTTATATCAATATAATTTGAATCAAGTATTTCATATGAAAGATCTACATGTTCATCATTTAGATTGGCTTAAAAAAGAATTAAATAAGTATTGTCAAAAAAAAATGACATTGGATGAATTAATGGGTTTGTCTACAAAATTATATGAAAAATCATATAGCGCATTGGACATTATTCATTTATTAGAAAATCAAAAATTTTTGGAAAATAAATTGAATATAGAAAAACGTTATGAACTGCTATTATGTTTTCATAAAATTAGAAGAGAATTTAGAAATGAAAAATTATTAATATTATTTATATTAAATTTTGTATTTTTAAGTTCAGAATTGTCTTTAGAAAATATCAGTTTTATGTAAATGGATGATTTTAATGTAAGTGCACTTCATGAATCAAAAAATGAATGGGGATCTCGTTTGGTTACTCTTTTAACTCCTTTAATTATTGATGGATATAAGTCAATTTTAGAAGAATCGCTAAAACTTTGCAAGGAAAATAATGAAAATGATAAATATTTAATGACTTTTCAAAATCTGATCTCACGTATACCAAAATGGAATGATCAAATTATAGAAACAGAGAGAAAACGTATTTGTGAAAAATCGGGTTGTAGTTATTTAGAAGATTTAGTTACATGTGTTCATATAATTCAATTAAAGGTATTAACTGCTATGCGCGTGGGTCAAAAACAGAAGAAAATTGATATTAATGTCCCAAAGTTAGATGATTTTATTCATAAAACTTATATCAATGTTGCAAGAAAAATATATAAAAATGTATACTTATTTGAAATTGGAATTCAGCCGCTACAAATACAGAAAAATCATAGAGAGATAGAAATTATCGTACAAGAATGTATTTTAAATACTTTACGTGAAAGTATTCCAGTAGAAGCAATCTTAAAAGCTTACATGGATGAAACTGTTGAAGAAGATGTTACAGAAGAAATAAAAGAGGAAATAATTAATGAACCTATTAAACAACCTATTGTAGAACCTATACCATCAAGTAGTAACACGACAGAAATAGTACCTTTTGCTGATTCTTCTTCCCGTTTAAGCTTCAATGATATAGATTTAATTAAGACAACAGATGGTTCAGTTACATCTATTAATGCACCCAAAGATTTAGAGACATTGGAACAGATTAGTCAATTAAGAAATCAACAAAGAAAAATGGAAGAAGAAGATGATGACGATAATGTAAAATTAACAATTTCAGATCAATCGTTTAATTTAGATGCGCTTGATGTTCATAATATTGAAGAACCTTCTATAGAATTATTACCAGATTTATTAATTGATGATATTGAAATTTTAGATTAAATTGCGTATAAAAAATAATAACATTATTAAACAAATATATTAAATGAGTAATATATTTGTAAATGCAGGAGTTATTTCAATAATATTTTTAATTACAAAATTTTTAGAAATGCGATTTGTAGAAAAAGAAAGTAAACCATTAAAAATATTAATTAGAGATTCTTTAGTTGTTTATTTTAGTGTAATAGCAGGTCATTATTTATTAATACAAATTAATCCAATTATGCATTCAGGTGGTTCTGCGCCACAAATATTTACTGATAATCCAGATTTTTAACAAGAGTTTATCGTCCGGTCCAAATCTTTACGACAGACTTTCTAATAGTGCCTTTTTTTAAGTTGGACATATATTCATCAAATGTATAACCCCAAGTTTGATATTTCATAATATTACCAAAGAGTGATTTTTTTTCAGATATTGATTTATTTTCTGTAAAAAATATGCATCCCATGATTCTTTCAAGACAACATCTATCAGATCTACATTTTACTTGATGAATCATATTCGTAATGCTATATTTATTTTCTATTTTAAGTAAAAACTCACGATTAATATAAGATTGTATACCAAAACACCCATACCAACTTTGTTTTGGCATCATAGTTATTGTATCATTTTTTAAACTTTGAATTAATGCATAATTATTTTTAAGTACATTAGATATTCTTATTGTATTTTCTACATTTTCTTTATCGGAATGAAAAAACCACAATGGTATAACTGAAATATTTTGTAATATATCAAAATTAATTCGTTTATGAAAAAAAACACTATCATGTATGATAATAGCATTATCAAAATAATTATTTTTAATTAAATAATAATATGGTAAAAGTTCACCTCTTCCTGGGAACTCAGATTGTACTATTTCAATATTTTTGTAATCAAATTCCGCTTTTACAAATTCTTGATTACTATTATCATCAATAATAACAATTTTTTTATAAGGATAATATGATCTCAATAATTTTACTGAATGATTCCAATACATATTTGTTTTTTCTGAGTTTACATGTCTAGTCATAATAAATCCATATGATTTCATACTATATTATATAAATAAAATATAGTATGAAATTTACACAAAATCTAAAAGTTTTAAACACATACAGGTATTTCATCAATATTTATAAAATCACCCTTTATTGTTCCATTATATAGAAAACTCATAAATTCAGGACGTTCCAATTGTGCTTGAGGAATATGATTATGAACACAACGTGCAATCATTTTATATAATTTAAAATCCGGGTATCTGTCAGTTCCATTATTTTTATACAACATATTAATTCCTTTATCATCTAAACACCACTCAACAATTAGTTGTTTAATCGGATCTTTACATTTACTTAAATCATTTACTTCTAAAGGATCATCTATTATATAATCAAATATAGAACAAGCTAAACGACATAAATCAAAACTATAATTTGGTTCTAAACGTGGTTTTTTATCATTTAAATACGGTTCTGTATTATATTGTGTAGCAGCGTCACCACCTGATTGAAAACTATCACTGCAGAATATTTTTCCATCAAATTTATAAATACTTCTTCCAAAATCAATTATTTTAAATATGCGCCCATATGTTGGTACTTTATAATACTTTTTTTTATAACAATAGTAAATATATTTAGCATCAGTATTATTATACATAACGTTATTTGTATGGAGGTCATTATGAGTAAAATGAAAAGCTTTTTGATAAGTAATTAAAATCATAATAATTTGCATTAATGCTGAATACCATTCTTCAGATGATAAATCATTACTTATAATTAAATCATCAAATGTATTTTCACAATTTTCCATACATATTACTTGAATTGGAAATCTTGGTATAGTTGCGTGTATTACTTCATCTTCTTCTTCATCTTCTTCATCTTCTTCTTCATCATCTTCTTCTTCATCATCTTCTTCATCATCTTCTTCATCCTCCGAATTTTTAAAACAATCTGTAGGATCATTATCTTCTTTTTCTGTATGAGAAGATCTAGAAGAACAACTTGAATTTGATTTTAATGTAATATTTCCATTTTCTATTATATGAGAATTTGTTATTTCTACCAAATCAATTGACATATTTTTTAAATCACTCAAGTTTACTAATTTATCTTCAAAAACATCTTCAAATATTTCATTATCAATACTTTGAATTGACAACTGAGATCTAGCACTATTATTATGATGAATTTGAATTGGTTCTAATTTTTCTTTTTCATCTTGAAATAAATGTTCAAAATCATCTATCTTAAATAAAATATTTTTATTTTTATTAAAAAAATCAGAATTCTTCAAATAGTCAATATCATCAAAAACATTTAATGAAAAATCTTTTTTAATACCTAAAAAAGATCCATAATAATCTACACCATGAGGAAAATATGTTGAATGTATGAATAGACTAGATAAGTACAAAAAAAGTGCATCTACATAAGCTGAATTATTTTCGTCAATAAATTTTTCGTGACAATCATTTTCTTTTGATTCTAACTTCGGTAGAGTAAAAATACGTTCATCATTTATGTTATATTTACCTACTAAATATTTGTATGGGTCTAATAATGGTGCAGATTTAAAAAAAACATCACGATCTTTCACTTTATTATTTGAAATATTCTTAATTCGGCAATTATAAACATGAAAATCATAATCTAATTTTTTATTTATGTTTAAAATATACCATTTATTATTAAAATTAATACCATTAAAATTGGATTCGTTTAATGAGAAAAATTTATTATAAATTGGTATATAATTTTGTGTATTTGAGAGAGAGAAAATTTCAGAATCTTCTAAACTTTTAAAAAGCTCAGTGTTCTTTCTTTTTTGATAATGGACATTTATCATTCTTTTAGCTAAATAATATATAAATTATTATGGTTTTTAACTTATTGTTCATTTAAATATATATTTAGGTTGTTTAGTTGTTTTATTTATTTGCGTAAAAAGAAATAAAATAAAATTTCCAAAACTTATATTAAATGACATTAGAGTTAAAAAAGTTTGATATGAAAAACATTAGCTTTAAGCCTAATGAAAATAAAGGTCCTGTTGTTGTATTAATTGGAAAGCGTGATACTGGTAAGTCTTTCTTGGTAAGAGATCTACTTTATTATCAGCAAGATATTCCTATTGGTACTGTTATATCTGGTACAGAAGAGGGAAATGGTTTTTACGGCAAAATGGTTCCAAAACTTTTTATTCATAATGAATATAATACAGCTATTATTGAAAACATTTTGAAGCGTCAGCGAACTGTGTTGAAGCAAATCAAGAAGGAAATGGATACATATAAACGCAGTAATATTGACCCACGTGCCTTTGTTATATTAGATGATTGTTTGTATGACAACACATGGGCTCGTGATAAGATGATGCGACTTTTGTTCATGAATGGGAGACATTGGAAAATAATGTTGGTCATCACAATGCAATATCCGCTTGGAATCCCTCCAACTCTCCGCACCAATATAGATTACGTTTTTATTTTGCGTGAAAATTATATTGCAAATAGAAAGCGAATATATGAAAACTATGCAGGCATGTTCCCGACATTTGAGAGCTTTTGCCAGGTGATGGACCAATGTACAGAGAATTATGAGTGCTTGGTAATAAATAATAACTCAAAATCCAACAAACTACATGACCAAGTGTTTTGGTATAAGGCAGAAAACCATGGAGATTTCAGATTAGGGTCTAAGGAATTCTGGGAATTATCAAAAAGCCTCAAGGATGATGAGGATGAAGAGCAATATGATCCCAATAAACAGAAAAAACGCGGAGCTGGTCCCAAAATCAGTGTCAAAAAAGCGAATAAATGGTAGAAAACTTGGTATTAAAAATAAAGTTATTATAAACGACTACTATTATTCAACAATAATATAAAATATTTTAATAACTACTTGAACTTTGCTTTGCTTGTTTATTTTTATAATAACAAGTTGTACATGTTTTTCTCCATGTTTCATGAGGTAGTTTTATAAAAGTGTCCGTACACATACTACATTTTTGTTCTACTTTATTATCTTTGTAACATTTTGTACAACATGTCATCCATTTATCTTTTTCGTATACTTCAAAATCTTCTTCACAATATTCACAACATTTTAATACTTTTTTATCTAAAAATCTACGATTGCAAATTTTACATCTTCCATTTTGGCAATTTGCTTCTTCTTTATATATTTTTATAGGACAATCTGAACATTTTATAATTTTTTCATCACAATCAGGACAATATTCATCATCATCATCATGAATATCAACGCAAAATTTAACATCACATCTTGGGTATTTACAAGTTTTAACTTTCCAAGAATCAACACATAATCCGCATAGTTCTGTTTGATCTTTTGATACAAACTCTTTTTCACAATTAGCACAATCATCCATACAATAAGTATTTGTGTTTTGTATTAAATGAGGAACTTTCCAATTTAATTTAAATCTTAAATCATGTTTAAAATTTTTATCTTCTTCTGGAATACATGTAGAACACATACATAGTTTATATTTAAAACATATACAATCCTTATTACAAAATGCGCAATTACCAATTTTATAACCGGGCGTTTTTTTATTTATTTTTTTCAATTCTTTTTCTAAATTTTTTCTCTCCTTTTCAAGTAATTTTTCTTCTTTTATCCTTTTTCGTTCATTTTCATAATGCCCTTCTGGTAATCCTTCCTCTCTTTCTTTCTTTCTTTCTTTTGCTTCTTTTATTTTTTTACAAGTGCTTTTATAATTTGGATCATTTCTACTTATAAGCCCATAACGTTCATTGCAAACGCTACCAATTTGTATAGTTATTCCTGAATATATATTTCTAAATTCATGAATATTCTTAATACGTTCATTACATACACATGTAGAAGTCATAGAGTCATCTATTGCAAATCCATGTGATTGAAAATCACTTTCTTCATTTATATTATTAAATGCTAATTTAAGATCTATAAAATTTTTAAATGTACGAATAATATTCTTAGGATATGTTAATAATAATGTAAATCCCAAATTATCTGTTTGACTTGGTGTTTTATTGTATTTTCTAATAAAATATTTTTTTAAAGGTTCATGATAAATCTCATAACTACTTAATGTACTTAAATAAAACATACTATTTACATCGTGTGCAGTAACACATTCTCTTAATGCTAGTTGCACTAATTCTTCATCCATAACTAAATTAGTAAGGTCTGACCGTGTATGATTATTTTGTTGGTACATTTGACTAAATGATTTGTACAATTTATTATAGTTTATAAATCACTTTCAATTTTTTTTATGTATCTTGAAAACTAATAGTTACTGGATACTTTATATAACAATAATCTCTCCAATGTGTACCCGGATTATTTAACTCACACCAATCAAACAAATACTTGTTATTAGATGCCTTAATAGGAAATGGCTCCCATAAATGATATTTAAAATGAAATAGGAGATTCATAATCCCCATCTCATTTGTTCTACAAAATGGATAACTATTCATTGCTTCAATCAATTGATTCTTATTACATAGTTCCAAAATACTTGTATCATAAATCCAAATACAATTCAACATAAATTCGGATGTCAAAATAGAGTCGCCAAATTGTGCAACGAGAGACTTAATATAATCCGGATTATCATACGATAACTGCGTTTCAAACCAATTATATTCAGATAACTTACCATCTATTGGTGCCAAAATCTTATTTTTATAATCAAGTGCCAACAAATTGGATACATCATCTAATACACGCAATCCTGCATCCAAAAAGACAACCCTTTGCCATGCCTTGAAATAATCGTCGAATATATGTAACTTTTCCCATTGGTTAGTCTTTGTTAATTCTCTCTTATCTGAATTTGAGAAACCATCTGGCCCGATTTTTTCTAGAAGGATGTTTTTATCTATTTGTGGAAATTTCACTTCAATAATATTATAAAAATCTTTAAAATTAGTATTTAAATTAAAGTCAATAGTAGCCAAGACAATTGGGCCTTGCCAATTACCTTTACTTCTTAAATCTATAATTGTTCTTTTTGCTTTCTCCCAATAAGCAATATCTGAAACTATCGCAAAAGTTGTATCGTCTTTTGCTTCTTTTTTATCTCTAATAGTTTTTGTTATATTTGTAGTTTTTATTTCTTTTTCTAAAATATCTTGATAAAATTGAAATTGTTCTAAATTCGTTACTTTATGAAAAGTGAACGCATCTATGAGTTCATAATTAGTTTTATGTGTTTCCAAATGAAATAAGTCATTATTAATTTGATTCACAATTATACCATGTTTTTTTGATATATCTTGTATCCATAATCCAACACATAAATCGTCACACCAATGTTTATAACTATTATTAATACCATTACTTTTAACAAAATTATAAATTTGTAAATACAATGCATTAGAAATTGCATATCCAGCACCACCAGACATATATAAACAAAAATCATTTTTAATATGGTCTAACTCTTTACCAATATAATAGCATTCATTGCAATTGTAATTTTGCAATAATTTTTCTAAACGATTTTGAAATACAAATGTATCATCATCAATAAATATATACCAGTCGTATTCAGGAATATTCATATTATAGATGAAATGGATATATTTCCATGAAATATTTTTTTCATCATCCATACAATTCCAACCAAATTGACGTTTTTTTACATCTGGCTTAGAAGTCAAGTAATAAATATCAGTAATCTGATTATTTTTAAACACTGTTTCCATCTGGTATTTAACGCGAGTTTCTAAATATTTATTACAAGTTGAAATAATATAACAAATTTTCATTATAAGTTATATTATTTATGTAAGTTTAAATTGATTTATTTTTAATGATTAAATCCATTTTTAAAAAAGCGGAGCAAACCTTTTATAAAAATGAATTATAATTTTGGCTTCAATCCACTTTTAAAAAAGTGGAGCAAACCTTTTCTAAAAATGAATTATAATTTTGGCTTCAATCCACTTTTAAAAAAGTGGAGCAAACCTTTTCTAAAGGTGGATTATAATTTTGACTCCAATCCACTTTTAAAAAA